CGGTTCCATTAACTTTGTCCTCTTTTTTCCTTGACAATGACATTGAAAGGTCGGTAATCATCATTTTATCGTAACTACCCGCTGCTTTATCGCCTTCAATAACATCATCTTTAGCTCCTGCGCGATTTACTTGCGAAACTGACCAAATTGGTAAATTTAATTCGCGAGCTAATCCCTTCGTGCTAGTATAAATATCATCAATTTCTCCCTTACGGTCAACATTTCTTTTTCTTGTTGAAAGAAGATCAATATAATCTATTAATATAAGATCTGGTTCAATTCCTAAATCTTTTACCTTATTTATGTGCGCTTCTATGGTATTTATTGTGGTTTTTCCCATAGGAAATTCACGAATAATTAATTCACCTGGTAGTTCTGCTGTTAGCGTTTCCACGTGAGATTTATGTTTTTCTAATTGGTCAACAGATACACCAGTAAAGAAAGCGTCATATCTTCTTCCTGTATATGATTCACTTAACTCTAAAGTATAGTGAATAACATTATAACCCATTTGAACTGCAAATCCACCTAAAGCAACTAGTGTCCAAGATTTACCTCCACCAGGATTACCAAAAATCAATCCTAAATCTCCATTACCTAAACCACCTTGAACTAGTTCATTAATTTCAGGCCATGGAGTAGGAACAATTTTTCTATGATCTTCACGATAACGTGATTCAGTATCTTTTTTGTATTCGTGGCCAATGTTTTTATCTTGTCCTGCTTTCATTGCTGATTCAATCATATATTTGATTGAGTCATAGTCACCTGCTTTTAACAAGTCAACACTATTCAATAGTGCTTTTTTTAGCTGTTGATTTTTACAGAATGTAGAAAATTCTTCTTGTACATAAGCTAAATCTTCAATATCAGCTCTATAGGCTTCACGTAATTGTTCTTTAACGGATACTTTAAGTACTTCATTATCCAATTTCTTCATTTCCACTTTCAAAATATCCATGGAAATAGTTGTATGAAACTTTTCGTAGTACTTAATAATCTCATTTATAACCCATTTGTGTGCTGGGTTGGAGAAATATTCATCACTTAGTACATCGTTTATGTTTTGTAAGAACTCTTTATGTGTTAATAAAGAAGATATCACTTTCATTTGGAACGATGGTCCATATTCATCAATTGAGGATAGGGTCATTTTATAACTTTTATTTAAATATAATAACTTATTGTTGGTTTTCCAACAAATCTTTAAAGATATCTTGAACCCAGAATTCAGTATTTCGAATTAAGTTTCCAAGTTGATCTTCATTACACATTTCAACGAATGTGTGAGGGAAAAAGTTTAGGTGTGTGTGTTCAACAAATTTATCTATAAACATTTTGTCTTTATCACTCATCATAGGATTAGATAAATCCATAACTCTATACTTATCCTCTAATAGATCTACATCATGTAATACTCTTGCATACACAACGTGTTCTTTTAATTTTGATTCAGCAATATCAACTAAATCATCAAATGATAGATCTCTTGTTGATAGTTCGGGGAATTTTTTGAATAATCCTTTAGCCCCTAATCCTTTAATACCTGTCACACCATCAGAATTATCACCCATTAATAACTTGTAAAGTAAAAAGTTGTTTGGTGTTACGTTAAATTTTTCTTTTACAGTATCTGTTGTATAATATTCTTTTTCAATTGGACGATAAACGATTATTTGTTCGGTTATCAACTGTAAATAGTCTTTATCGCTAGATACGATGAATGCTCTGTCTTCGGGTTTTGTAAGCAATGTACTACTTAAGTATGCGATAATATCATCTGCTTCTACTCCAGGTAACGATACTGTTTTAACAGGTAGTGTTTTCAAATATTGAATGATTCGAACGATTTGATCTACCTTTGAATCATCTTCTTCCTCCAAATTATCAAACAACTCGTGTTTAGTTACTCGAGTAATGTTTCTGTTTGACTTATATTCGGGAATAATGTTTTTTCTATTGTTGGAAGAACCCACACCATCAAACACCACATAAACTTGTGTAGGTTGAATGGTGCGAATTAAAGCTCCCAAAGATCGAAAAAAGCCTCCTAAACCTCCAATATGGACTCCGTTTGAGTTAACTGCATTAATTGCACTAAAATTTCGAAAGAAGAGATTGAGTCCATCTATGAGCAAGTAGCGCTCTGATTGGGGTGTTTCTTCACCGTGTTCTTGTATATTGTCTAAGAGGTTTAAGAGGTCTTTCTTCATATTAATCTTCGTTATCAAATAAATCTGGTGTAGGGGCTTTCTCGTCCCATTCACTATTGTCTTCTTGCACAGAATAGGTACCTTGTCCTAAGATATCGGCCCATTCGTTTACATGTGCATCTTTGTATTTCTTGATAACATTTGGATCATCTTTAATAAATCCATGTACTGTAGAAACGATTGTGCCCATTGTAGTAATTCCATTAATATGGTTTTTATCACAAGCAATTTTTGTACGCAATGCAAATTCAACTTTCTTCTTGTCCTTAACAGCATTAATTTTAGAAGTACCAGCATTTGTAACGTTTCCAAAAGTCAAACACAATGAAACATCATAGTAGAACGTATCTCCACCTTTGTTTGTCATTCTAGGTTGTGACATAGGAGTTAGAGCCGGAGCAACACCTACTTTGTTCACAATAAACAAGGTATTCGTGTATTTTGAGCTTTCCTTACGGGACATTACAATCTGTTGATTAATAAAATTCCCGAATTGAGTTGCAATGGCTCCTGCGTTCCACATTGGGTTATTTTTTCCTTGATTGATAGACATATCACAAGGAATCGAACCAACTGAATCCCAAATAAAGAGGAGATCGTATGGAAGATTACCTTTCTTTTGTTCTGTAAGTAGATCGATAATAAATGCTGCAATATCTTCGATTGAATTTAATGAGCTTCTATCTCGATAAATAAAGAAACCTGTTTGGTCTAAAATTTCACCTGTTTCTTCATCAACTACATCTTCCATTTCAAAACCCATTGTTTTCCAGTGATTCCAATCATGTTTCATCTCTGTAACAATTAATACAGGTAAGATTCCCATTTTTTGAGCATTAACTGCTACTTCAATGGTCATAGTAGATTTTCCAGTGTTTGATTTTCCTCGTACCATTGAATTATGGCCCATAGGAATACCGGGAATGGATAGTGCCTCTTGTAAAGCCGGAGAAAATGGAATCCATTTCTGATCCTTGAATTTAACGTTTGATGCTAAACCCTTATTTGCTTTAAATTTGTCTAAACTGAAGGCGGTTTTCAATTCCTTGTCAGCCGCCTCAGTTAATGATTTTCTTTTAGCCATGTTTTAACCTAAATTAAAATGGCATATCATCCTCTTCAAACAAATCATCAAATGCTTCTGCTTTTGATTTTTTAGCTGCTGGTTTAGTAGACAAGCTATAGTTTGTTTGGGGTTTTTCCTCTACAGTTAATAGACCATCTGATGGAAATTCTTCTTCTTTTTCTTCTTCAGGATTTAACCATTCTTGAAGTGCAGCTTTGATATCATCAAATGGAAGTGGTTTGTAAATTTCTTTTGGATTTGCTTGTTCTTCCAACCACAATTCCAATTCTTTATCATCATCAGACAAAACAGATGTTTTCATAGATGGTTGAATTGTTGTCTTGTTATAGACAGTACCTGTTGATTCAGGACCTACAGTAACCAATTTGATATCACGACCAGTCATGATGTCTGTAAAATCGCCTACTTCTTCATCAGCAGCCATTTGCAAGAACGCCTCGTAAATTTCTTTACCAAATTCCCACAAGTGAACACCTTCAGATTCTTGTCCACGAACAATTACAGGAGCAAAGATACGAACTTTCGGATCTAATTTCTTAGCCAAACGCCAGTTTTCTTTGTCGTTTGTACCACGAAGTTGTTTTGCAAATTCTGCGATTGGATCTTTTTCACCCCAGTTTAAAGGAGAGGCAATTACCTTTTTACTACCAATACCATAGTAGAATTTCATTTCCGTAAATGGAAACTCTTTGTTGTATTTGAACGGAACAACACGGACCGTTTGTTTACCAACTTGCGGCTTAAAGCGCTTCGTTTGGTTGTTTGAGCCACCACCTGATGGTTGCTTTTGCATTGACTCAAGTTTTTTCTTGATTGCATCTAGATTCATATATAACTTTTTATTTGTTTACAACTTAAATATAATAACCTTTATTGGGGAAACCAAACTATACTTCAACTATTTTAAAAATCTTTGTATTTAATTGTTTGATTTCGTTGTGCTGAGTAAGCAAAATACAGTTTCTGTAGTGTTGCCAGTTTACTGTATAATTTGTATCAACTACTCCACCATTTAATTTTTTGATCAACTCGTTTAGAGCATTAATGGTATATAGTGTGTTGGATTCTTTTTTTCTATGTACTAGAATTGTGTTATCGGGAATATCATTTATATTACCTTGATCTACATTATATGTAATAACATATTCGTTGTTGCTTTTAACATGCAGCACAAACATTTTGTTATACATGATGGAATAGCGTCTTGACAGTTCACTAACCAATTCTTCTAAATCCTCGATTGCCGTAAAGGTACAAAACAGTCTATTGTTCATCAATAAGTTTTCAAATGTAAAATCATAATCATATTGATCATACATACGACGAGGGTGGTCCAAAGTACTATACATAACTTTTATTGAATTTCATGGTAATTTTTACCGTCTTTTGTTTTAACTTGTAAATTGTATTTATTAAATATTCCTAGTATTTCAAGCATTACATCAGGTTCGTCTTTGTCATAATCAAATAAAAACGAATCATATACATACAAC